CAGCAAGCAGCAATCTGGGAGATGATGCCCAAAGAATTTAAGAAGAAGACGAAGAGTGTAGATGGATACATCAACTTTTCTATGCAGAATGGCTTCACTGGCCAGAGCTTTATCTTCCCTGACACCAGAACACGGGTGGACTTCAAGACTTATACACAGTACAGTAACAATCAGACCATCTTAGAAGGGTTCGAGTTCGGGTTCAAGAGTTCCACTGGCCCGAATATCGGGGCATGGCTGGACGAATACCTGGGAGATGCTGCACTTGTTAACACACTTAGGTTCCGACTAGCTACAAGAGATGCTAAAATGGTAATTGGGTTCACTCCTATTGACGGATACACACCTTTCATCTCTGAATTTTTAAAAGGTGCAGAGACTATAGAGACCAGACCAGCAAAGCTGCTCAACGACAAGGAGGTCCCGATCCGACAGTACAGCACATCTAGGGATGCACAGATCTGTTACTTGCATTCAGACGAGAATCCGTTCGGGGGTTACAGTCGTATAGCCAAAGACCTTCGTGGTAGACCCGAAGAGGAGATACTGGTCCGTGCATACGGTGTCCCAGTTAAGTCCATGACCTCGTTGTTACCTTTGTTCAACACAGAGGTCAATGTATTATCGGATGTACCCAACAAGTACGACATGAAGTTCCCAGACATAGCAGGAAATCCTATGCAGTACAGCATATACCAAGTTGTTGACCCTGCTGGTGCCAGGAACTACACGGCACTGTGGGCTGCAGTAAATGCAAAAGGAGATGTGTACATCATGAGAGAGTGGCCCGACCGTCCGACCTACGGAGAGTGGGCAATTTTCGGGGATCCCAAATGGAGGCAAGGACCTGCCTCGAAGAAACTTGGGTACAACGTAGAGGGTTACGTGAATCTATTCAAAGAAATAGAAGAAGACCTAGGGGTAAAGGTATTTGAACGTATCGGAGACTCCAGATTCTTTGCAAAAGAAAACGAAAACAATGATGACCTGTTTAAATCGTTTGGAGATTACGGAATGCATTTTGTTCCGTCCGATGGTAGAATGGAAGAAATAGGAATAAATGCCCTAGACGAGTGGTTTTCGTATAATCCAAACGAAACAGTGGATGCAGCAAACAGACCCAGATGTTATATACACAAGGACTGTGGCAATTTAATTGACTCATTAATAAACTACAACTCCCAAGGAAAATCAGATGAAGCCCTAAAGGACTTCTTTGATACTATACGGTACCTTAGGATGTGTAACAGTGGAGATGGCCCCGACCACGTTACATCTTATCAACTACAGGCTAACAACAACACAACTGGAGGATATTAATGTCAAAAAAGAAATTAACTCAAATAGCAGAAGAGTACGAAATTAGTTTTGAGGAAGCTCAAGATATAGTTATGTCTCATCTAGCAGAAGAAATGGTAACAGGTAAAGGCAAGAACACTTGGATCAATGACGGAGGCCAAGAGGTTTTTGAAAACATGGTGCCTATAAATATATTATACAGAGGTAAGGTAATGCATAATGCACCTAACCCTAACTTTGTTATGGTGCACATAAGAGAGCTAGGTAAAAAGGTACCAGTACGAATACCACGTAGGTACTCAAACAATATGGTAGGCAAAATGATACACGTAGAAGCAAACAATAAAGGAGAAGAACCTGTTTACGAATACCGTATAACCCCTATGTCTTGATCTATCTGTTACAATATAACAAAACAAAATGGAAAACGATAATATTTCTGAAGCCTTAACATATAAGGATAAAACTCCCGATGTCCCTGTATTGAGAAATGCATATGACGAAACCGTTACAGAGCTTGAATCTTACTTTGATTTGTGCCGTACCTCATACGATGAGAGACGTAACTTTTGGAACGGTAAGTCCAGAGATCACAGAAAGCACGGAGCTGATGCATTCCCATGGGAAGGTGCTTCAGACGTTGAGTCCCACGTTATCGATGAACGTATTACTCGTTTAGTTAGTTTATTCATAAGTTCTTTAAATAGATCCAATATACGTGCATTTCCAGTAAATGTAGGGGACATACCACGTTCTAAAATAGTTTCTAGTTTCTTAAAGTGGATGGTATCCTCTGGATATATTCCAAGATTCAAGCAAGAAATGGAACTCGGTGCTAATTATTTACTAGAACGAGGTTTATTAATTACGTACGTAGGTTGGTTAAGAGAAGATCGTACCTTTTTGCAGAAGTTAGATCTAAATCAAATGAATGAAATATCACCTGAGTTAGTTATGGCAATACAAGCTGGGGCAGATGATGAATCCTTAATTGATTTAATGATACGTGTAATGCCTGGAGTTAATGAAAGACGTGCAGGTAAAGCATTATCTGACCTTAGAGAGTTCGGAGAAGCAGAAGTACCTATGGTACGTAGACAAATTAACTGCCCAGAAGTAAAAACACTTGCACCAGATGGAGATTTCTTTTTTCCGTCTTATGTAACGGATCCACAACGTGCACCTTATTGTTTTTGGAAAACGTATTACACTAAACAAGAATTACAAAATAAAGTAATTACAGAAGATTGGGATAAAGAATTTGTAGATTACGTGTGTGAAAGATACACAGGTATAAATATAGACTCAATTGAAACAGAACAAGAGGGACGTAGAAGTTCTAGACTTTCTGACAATGCATACGAAGCAAATGAGTTAATTGAGTTAATACACGGGTACCAAAGATTGATAGATCAAGAGGATGGATCCGAAGGTATATACGAAACTATATTCCACAAAGAATTTGATGGCAACGAGTATGCTCCAGGTTATGCTAAATTTGAATTATTAAATGGGTACGAAGATTATCCTATAGTTGTAACTAAACTATCTGAAGATAGTAAACGTCTTTACGATACTATGACTATTCCTGATCTGTTACGTGGCTTACAAAATCAAGTTAAAGTAGAAAGAGACTCAAGAATAGACAGGAATAGCATAGCTACTATGCCACCGTTGCTTCATCCTATTGGACAGGCACCTAGTGACTGGGGTCCAGGTAGACGTATACCGTACAGACGTAAAGATGATTATCAATTTGCAGACTTTCCTAGGTACAATGACGGTTCCGTAGAGATGGAAAGTACCATGTTAACACAAGCAGATAGATTAGTTGGATTAGATGCAGATCCAAATAGTGTAGTACGTAAACAATTTTTAGTAGATAAGTACTTAACACATTGTGCACAAGTATTAAAGATGTGTTTCAAGTGTTTTCAACGTTTTGGACCAGATAGTATTTACTTTAGGGTTACTGGTGCACCAGATGCTGTTGATTTTCCAAAAGGTAATCCAGAAGAAGAATATGATATTATCATTAACTACGATGTTCTAAATACGGATCAAGAAAAACAAGAAGCAAAATTACAACAATTAGTTAATTTAACACAATTGGATTCTAGTGGCCGTATAAATATGACGGGGTTACTAGATACTATGGCAAATGCAATAGATCCAGTACTTGCTGATTCTATATTACAACCCGTTGAAGATGCACAGGAACAAATACAGAAGGATGTAACAGACGATCTTGCTAAGATATATGCAGGTATTGAAATGCCAGCACGTCCTACAGGTGCACAAGCAGCAATGCAAATGGTACAAGCATACTTACAACAACCTGATATACAACAGAAGTTACAAAGTGATCAAGCATTTGCACAACGTATAGAAAAGTACATGGGTCAGTACCAATTCCAGATGCAGCAACAAAAGAATGCACAAATAGGTAGAATTGGTACAGCTCCTGCACAAATGGGACAAGTTAATACACAGAACATGAAACAAGAATGACGTACGAAGAAGATATAAAAACATTACACCAGCACGAATCGTTTGCACGATTTGTAGAAACTATCTATACATTAAGAGAAGAAGCTATATCTACTTTACACAATGCTGATACAGAAAAAATGCAGCAGATTTCAGGTATGATTCTTTGTTACGATCAGATACTACAGATGACGGACTGGAACGGATTACAATTACGTCACATGGAAAGACTCAAGGGTCACTTGTAGTCAGTGTTATAATACTTTTATCGGCATCTCTCCAGCCGTAAAGGAGTGGACAAATTATGAATAACGAAAACATTACTGGTAACTCTGAGCCAGAACAAAATTCAGTGGAAAACATATCACCGTCTGATTTTATTAACAGACGTTCACAAGAAGTAGAACAACCCACAGAAGAAGTACAAGGTGTGGCCGAGAGCAGCAACGAGGAAACTTCAAAAGGTAGTAATACAGATGTTCTTTCAAATGTTGATTTAGACAATATGTCTGAATCCGAACTCAAAGAGATTGGTCAAAAGCTAGGAACTAAAGCAGTTGCTAGATTTGGTGAATTAACTGCACGAAGAAAACAAGCAGAGGAACGTATGCAACGTATGGAGCAAGAGCTTCAAGGTTTAAAACAACAGAACAAAAAACAAGTTCCAGTTGTTAAAGACAATCCGTTAAAGGACGTAACCGATGTTAAAACACTTCAATCACATAACAACTCAGCCCGTGAAATTATAGAGTGGGCAGAGGGTGTACTAGATGATCACGAAGATTATAAAGGACACGATGTTATTGCAGATATAGATGGTAAAGAATATACCAAAACTGAAGTCAAAAAAACACTAAGACAATCCAGGGATGTAGTAAACAAGTTTGTACCAGCACAAGCAAAGGAATTACAAAAACGTAATGCAGTTGCTAACGATACAAAAGCATTCCAAAGAAAAGTTTTACAAGAGTTTGATTGGGTTAAGGATAAAGAAAGTACCACTGCACAACGTTATAAGGCAATGTTGTCTGATACACGTGTAAAAAAATTATCAAGGACTAATCCAGAGTTAAGTGCACAAATGCCGTACTTGTTAGCTCATGCAGCAAACAGTATGTTCGGACGTAAGCCTATAACTGACTCGAACTCTACTGCTACTAAGACTGGTATAAAACCACCAGCATCTAAGACTAGTAGTGCAGCACAGCCAGAAAGAAAGCAGTCGAACCGATCCGTAGCACAGAAAGAAGTATCCGAACGTTTTAAATCATCAGGTAGTATCAATGATTTCGTTGCTCTCAGAACCTTACAAAAATCACAATAACAAATTAGAAAGAAAACATTATGTCATTTTCAGACAGTTTTACACCAACCAGAACTCCCTTAACAGGGCCAGGATCTGCAGTTTCTAATCGTGAGGATTTG